TGGCCGACTTACTACTTTTATACTCTTCCATTTTATGAAAGATTTCAGGAATGTTGAAAAACGGCTTGACGAACAATCCATAAATAATGGCAAAGGTATTGATCATCGCAGCAAGATTCCATACCATAAAGTTCCCTCCCATGAATACCATAGATTCGATGGCGTGAAAGATCATGTGAGGAAGCCATGACGTGAAGGTATCCAAATAATACCGGAACAGTTCCATGTGATCCCAATCCCATTCTTTGGTACAGAGCTTGGTAAAATAAAGAGGAGGTACCGTATAAATGTACTTGTCCGGAAAGGTCTCACACTCCTGAAACGATCCGTAGAGGGCCATGATGAACGATAAAGGAAAGATGAGGACCGGAATGATCATCAAAAGTACGATGGAGAATCCGTAGAAGATGAGCCAACTTGGAATGATGGAAAGAACTTTTCCAATTCCTCTCCAGATCATATCACTATTGGAAAAAGAGGCCGATATGGCAATTCTTGACCATGCGAACCATTTTTGTATCGTGGATGCATCGATTCCTACCTTTTCTGTACAGGGAACAACGATCGCGGGAGGAGGAGTTTTAAGTAGCAAAAAGTGTCCTCCCAAAAAGGTGACGCCTAATAGAGCACATAGATACGTAATTAAAAAGACTAAATAGCCGGGGACATCCCCGACGAGTTCTTTCATTTTTGATTTTGCCATACAATAACGTATAAAATATTGAAAGTTAACTTACATAGAAAAGCATGACACGAGATGAACGATTTATTGAACTTGCTGGAAGATATGCGATCCATTCTACACTGCTAAGTCGCCATGGGTGTGTCCTTGTCGTCCACGGTAAACCTGTATCGTATGGATTCAATCATACGAGAAATTATTCACAGGATCGCATGATTCAGGGATTTTCGTGTCATGCAGAAATCGATGCATTAAGGAATGCCATGAAACGAAAGGTTTTTGGTAAACGACTTCCTAAAAGTATCATGTATAGTGTACGACTTACTCGAGATTTTCAATATTTTGATGCTCGACCCTGCCATTTATGTTATCAACAAATGCTCGATTGTGGCGTCTCTCGAATTGTGTATACGGACCATCAGGGAAATATTGAGACGGTTCGTCTACATGCGTATACACCGAGGTATACGACCAAAGGATCCGAGTTCATGAAAACACTTACCATCTAGACTTTTTGACGTTAATGGCCGTTGTCGTCTTTTTGAGAGCTTTCGGATCATAGGGAGCATCCTCATCATTATCCGGCATATTCTTGGAGAGTTCCCAGAATTCTTTGGATCCCAATTTGAACGTAGGGTGAGCTTCTGCCTTGTACCAAAAGATCTGATCCGTCAGTTTATTGCTTTTCGAGTTATTATTGATGACAAGACATTCATAATTTTCCGTACACTGATCCATGACCTGAGAAAAAGCCTCAAAGGTCGGGAACATCCCCGCATAATTCTCGTAGATTCTCTTTCGGTTATTGATGTATGGTTCTCTCAGAATGAACACATAATCGATGTTCGTACGCAAATTGGGCGGAATACCGAGAGGATACTGCATCGTAATGATGAGCATGATTTTCCAGTGGCGTCCATTCATGAAAAGTAAACGCATCAGTTTATCTTTTGTCCAGCCTGCATCATACAAGCAGTCATCCAGTATACAGAAGGCTCTCGGGTCAATATTACTTTTTTTGTACATTTGGATTTCTTGGAGAACCTGTTTCATGCACTGTCTCTGTCGCTTCAGAATGTTCTCGATGATTCCGCTGCTATACTCTTCATGAATGAACAACTTGGGAACATGTTCTCCATAGAAGGAGTTTCCTGCTTCTGTTCCCGAAATGACGGTTCCAATCGGAATGTCCTGCTGATAAAATAAAATGTCTTTGACGAGATAACTTTTTCCTGTATCACGTCGACCAATCAAAACGACGACGGGTCCTTTATTTTCGTTGGGACGAAAACTGATGTCCTTCATGTTAAACTTTCGTAATTCAAGTGTCATAGTATAGTGGATACAAAAAATACGACGACAATAACTTAAAATTGATACAACATAAAATAATGTCCGTGTATACATTATGGAGTTTTGCGATGTATGCGATAACATGTTATATCTTGACCCGACACCAGATGGTCTCGCCCATCTTTGCAAAAAGTGTGGACACCAGAAGCCGGTAGACGGCTCCGTCGTATCCTCTGTCGTATTCGTCAAGCCTGAACAAACAGTATCCATCAACCGATACACCAAGTTTGATCCCACTCTTCCTCGAGCCCCTACAGTTCCTTGTCCAACTCAGGGATGCAAAAACGAACATTTACCGTCCAACGTCATTTATTACAGGTACAATCATGCCGATCTCAAGTACATTTTCATTTGTCCCGAATGCGACGTTCTATGGAAACCCACGAAAAATTGATATTAAATAAATCTCTTCTATAACATAAGAGATGAGTGACGAGGAAGGTTCCGAAATCGATGTGGAAGTGGAGAGCACCGGATCCAACGATAGCGAAATCCCCGATGAGGTACCCATTGAAGAATATGTTCAAGAAGGAGACGAAGACGAGGTGTTTGTCGAGGATGTTCCCTCCGTATTACAAACACCCCCTTCCCTCCTCGAAATTCATCCACAGGAAAAACACGTCGGCTACGACGAGGTTCTCTTCAAATGTACCCTTCAGAGAGATGAACTTAAGCGAATCAAGGATCCGCTCCATACAGCTCTTCCTTTCTTGACCAAATACGAATATTCGAAAGTAGTAGGGATGCGAGCGGCACAAATTGAAAGTGGCGCCGCTCTCTTCATTCAAGTCGATGATTCTGTCCACGACCCCTTTTTGATTGCCAAGGAAGAGATCAAACAGAAGAAAGTTCCTTTCATCTTGAAGCGACCTCTTCCGAATGGCAATATTGAATACTGGAAACTATCCGACCTTGATATCCTCTTCTGAGCACTTTTTGATGACGAGTTGTTTCGTAAATAAAAACTTTTTTACGGATCGATTCCTTCGCTTCAAATTACATGCAAGACAACTGATGAGGACATTTGTACTGTTGTGCCCCATCGTATTGTCAATTCGATCGAGGGTCCATTGAAGAGGATCTCGCGACGTATACTCTTGTTTGAGAGTCTGTTGACAATAATAACAAGTATACTTACACGATTCGAGCATTTGTACAACTTGTTCCGGTCGGATGAAATGTGGTTCGCTGTAAATCTCCCATTTTTCATCTTGAGAACGATATCCCCTTAATTTTTTTTGAATGGCCATTACCTTTCGAGAAGATTATATCCAAGTATACTATGTCCTTTGATTTATCCTATAGTTTCTCAGATCGATTGAAAAAAAAGAGAAATGTACTCTTGTACAACGCTGCACAAGAAACCAAATACGAGAAAAAAAAACGTTCCAGCTATGAACAAATGCGGTCGATCGATCAGGGTGAAACTGTCTTCCATGAAGAATGTCCCGACGTTCCATGGTGCGGATCGACTTCTCCTGATTTATTTATTTTTAAAGTCATGATGAATGTCCCGACTACACCGATTACAACGATTCTACAATATTTACCCATCATCAATCGAGAGGGGTCTTTCAACATAGAATCGAATGTTACTAAAGAATCGAATTATTTGGTCATACGTGTACGGTGTACAATTTTGAGAACGGACTCTTTATGCGACGGAATCTCCTTTTATGATGTTGGATTTAACGGCGTCAAAAATACATATATTTTTAATAACTTCACGACCGGACTCGAAATCATTCAATTTGGTAAAGTTCCCTTATCACGACAAGGGTATCAGTTTAAAGACTTAAGAATCCAATTTAGAAATACGATCCCTGTCATTCTATCCAATACCTCATTAAATGAATCCTTCATGGGAAGCCCGATGACCTCGTTGAATATTGGAGCATGGGATGTTGCAAATGTTGTTTCGATGACAAATGCATTCACCAACACACCCTCTCTTGTACTTGACTTATCCGAGTGGAATGTAACCATCGGAGAACAAACATGGTACAATAACGGCCAAATTACAGATCCTCTTTGGGTTTAATCATTTGAATGTGGGGTTGCCCCCAAATTCAAATTGCCTTCAGTTCTAATATCTCCGAGACGCATAGTACAAGTAATATGTGGAGTTTCTCGTATTCACGACATAGTAGGTATCCTCACTCCAGAGAGACACCACCTCACTCGTCTCCCATCGCCTTCCATCCAACATTCCGGTGCAGTACATGTACCCGTTATCTTCGTATAACTTCCACTGATAAAGGGTAGGCATTATACACCTTCTACCGGTCAGAAGTTTAAGTTCTTTTTTATATTAATTAGCCCCGCTACCAATCTCGAACGGTCTCGCCATCGTGTCCGCCTCAATCGTCGAGTTGTTCCACGGGCCGACCGCCGCCTTAGGAATCGTAGGCTCCGATCTCAACTGAAGATTCGCATTCTTTAAATAAGTCCCTTGAGTATTGATGCCGATCATCGACCCCGCCTGAAGAAGGTTCACGTTCTGAAGGGACCCGCCTCCGGCAGGGTTCAACGCCGCCCACTGAGAATTTGCATCATTCGGAAGAAGTCCTGCAGGGTCTACCGACGCCGGCTGCTTCATGTTGTACGTATTCGTCTGTAATCCGTTCGCCGACGCGCCCTTCTGGCCTTCTACATAGGGAGAAGGAGGAGCGGCATCCGCGGCGTATTCACTCGGGGACAGAGGGCCAGTTGGAATATAGGTACTTCTGTTTTTGTTTTTGTTCGTATTGTAGAAAAGTCCTAATAGCGCAAGAACCGCTATACCGACGATGATAGCGTCAAAGTTTTTGGACTTCATATATATAGATTACATAATATTTTTCGCCTTAATTCTTCGATTCTTCAATGTCTAAAAGTTCCTCATATTGAATCAAACATTTGGGAGAAGAAGTTATCGCCAACAATTGTTTGACATGAACCACCAATTGAAACATTCGTTGATTGAACCGAATTCCTACAAAATGAAGTAATCCGATGACCGGTGTAGTTTCCTTAATGGAGGTTTCCTCGATAGGAAGTTTTGCTTCATTAAAGACAAGAGGGGCATGAACGGTAGGATGTACCTGAGCTCGTAAGGTATACGTATCCCCTTTCTGTTTAAGGACTGAAACGAATGAACTTTGAATGTCATCCATCGTAACCGTATCCTCAATAAACCAAACATCCCGCTTTTCATAAATCAACTGTTGCACCCTTTCCTCTAAAGAAGCAATCCAATTCAAAAAAGGAGCGTTGGGAGGAATTATAAAATCGATGACTTTGGATACCCCTTTCGAAGTACATTTAGGAGTTTGTAAGAAAACTTCCTCCTCCGAAATGGACAAATGAGATATGAAAAAGTGATCGATCATAGGTTTAGGAGAACTACAGCGAAGAGATTCTAAAGGGATGGACGTAGTTGCTTGATAAATCATATCTTAATTATGCGATTTTATTCACATAAAACAACCGAGCCCTAAGATATGCTAGACCAGTGCATAGAACTCATGAATCGTGAAGAGTTTAAAAAGACGCTGAAAACTGTCATGGACATTTGTATTTCCTCGATGTCCAACTACTTTATTTATGTCTATATCTTTTTGCTTTGCCATTTTTCCATCTTATTCTTGATTCTTTACTACACGATCCGAAAAAATATCCCTGTATAACATGAAAACACGCCGTAGAGATGTGACACTTCGATCGGTTGGGTTATCTGCGCTGAATGCGATGATTCCTAAAGGACTCTTTCGAGGATTAAGACCCACCCGCAAATTATACAAAAAGTAAGTTTTCCGTAAAAGTTCCTTCAGGTGCATCCTCGACATCTAAAGGCTTAGGGGAAGATTCGGTAGGGGAAGTACAATAGGGCATGGAACATTCGAGGACGCCTTCTTGTTTCCATTTTACCATCGTACGGATCAAACTGTGATAATAAATGAAAAATGCCATGACGAACACGACGATGACCCAGAGCGCCTCCATAGTGTACCCTTTTATTTTTTCTTCTTTTTCATCGTTGGTTTAGGTGGTGTTTTCGGAGGAGCCACCACCGAATTAATGGCGGTGACGAAAAGTCGAATGATGGTAAAGATGACAAGATTCGGGATGATGGTTCCTGTCATCAGCGTAGCAGCACTTCCCCACAGAGCCCACCCCATGGCAGTAGCAGGTGTAGGAATTAAAATGAGGGCGGCTACGACGAGTGCGATCATGATAATGGTCAGCGTGAGAATAAGTATACTTAAAATCTTGAGAAGATTGACCGTACCGGAGACGATGATATTGAACGTGTTCATGATAATAAACACCGCTGTTGTCATGACCGCACTCGATTTGGCAATCATGTCTCTTAAATAAGCGATCAGTTCCATCAGGGGAACCGAAAAACTCTTAAGCATGTTGATGATTTTTTCCTTTTCAGCAGCGATTCGATCTAAAATCCAATTGGTCAAGGCCATCGCTTGTTG